CCCGAAAATATTGTCCGTGACCTTTGCGACCTCTTCTGAAAAAGCCCTTTTCTTACGGATCATCTCTGCAGAGATCCTTATGTAATCTTCTTCTTTTTCTGTTCCCTGTTTTTTCTGTTTTTCCAGTTCAGCAATCTCAGCATCGAACTGCTCCGCTCTTTCCGCGATATGAGCATGGCTGGACACGAACCTGTCAAAAAGCGCATCATCATCGGCAGAAATAGCCGCATAGTCTCCCATATCATTTAACTCGATCCTGAGGACACTGGCGTCTACATTACTCTTAATCTTTTCTACTGCGATTCCCATACTTAACACCCTCCTGTAATTGGGGCACGAACAGGAGGAACGCACCCCAATATATTAAGTTTCCTTAATACCTGTTGTTTTTATGCCGCCGGTGTCGTCCCATCCGGCGTAAATGTATTATCCTTGAAGATCCCCTTCGTCCTCCCACCAAAATAGTTGACGGTAAAAGGCGTCTGGTATCCGGATGTATCGCCGCCGTAAGAAGTAGGGATGATATAGCATCCCTGCTGCCACGCCACGAATCCATTTTCTTCGTCGCCTTCCCACAGATGCACCTCCAGTGCATTTGTCTTACAGTTATCATCTTTATGCCTGTGGTCAATGATCTCCTGTAGTTTGGCAGACAATACGCTTTCCGTACTTGCATAATAGGGGCTGGCCTCAGAAGACTCCTCGTAGCCGTTGTGATGAAATGAATTCTGGCCAAGTATGTTCTGTTTCGTCTCGATACTGGGGTTGAGATTCACGTTATACTCTTCCAAATCTTCCCCCAGTTGTTCCCATTTTGAGGTTGATCCATGGCACAGAAGACCAGCATCGATCAGATGCCCCATATACTTTCTGTCAATCTTTCCTGTAATAACGTCTGGCATGATCGTCCTTTCTCCCGCCTATAAGAGCGGGTCTTTTTCTTTCTTTTCATATTTGATCGCTACCGTTAACTGGTAGATACTGTTATCTGTAGCTGTCTTCCCCATATAAAACGGAGTCGTGACACCTATATGCTGCACTGTGGCATCCGGTATCCGGGGGAAGTTCTTAATTCTGTTCTGCTCCGACACCCAGTCTTCCAGCGCTTCGCCGAAACCATTGTTTTCAACACAGTCCGTGTTCTCCTGACTGGACAGCCGCGCCCGCAGCATATAGTGATCCGTGATGACCTTCCTGCCGGTGACATAGGTCTTTTCATTCCGGACAGGCTCTTTGACCAGAGAATAGGAATCAACCTTTGCCGACTGGATATCCGTGTCGACCTGCTTCATCTTCCAGTACTCCTCCGGATCAAACGTTTTCAGCCACTCGATTATAGATTCTGATACTGTCATTTCTTTACAGCCTCCCTTGCTTCCCGTTCAATCTGTTCACGTCCGCCGTTCTGCATATATCTTGCCGCCCAATACCCACCGCGGCCTTCCCCACCGGTTTCACTGTCCCCCTTTTCTTGAAAGTTATATTCTGGATGGTAATAAAGACGCCGTGCTTTATCATCCACGTCAAAAACAATCTCGCCGCTTCCTACCACCGATTCTCTAATGGCACTATCATAAAGTGCCCCTTCATCCCATGGCGTGAATGGCTGTACACCTTTCAGAAAAGCAGTATCGACTGCCTGCTGCACCCTTCCCATCTCATCCAGACCGAGCGTCTTAAGGCAGTCATCCAGATTAAAATCGCAGACAAAACTGTAATTGCTCATTTCCCCGTCACCTTGATGTGTTTAAGCCGCGGCCGGTTCCGGTTGTCGGATACTGACGCGACAGTCACCGCATACTGGAAGTCTTCTGAAAGCCTTGAGATGCGGTATTCCCTGCTGATCTCCTGCTCTGATATGCCGAGCACCATGATATCCTTACCCTGCTTCGCATCCAGCGTCCAGAAGCCCTCCCGCTCCCCATCCGGCAGCTTCGCGTATTCCTGCGGCGGCAGGTAAGGTTTATTTCCGTATTTCCGCTGAAAATCCACCGTGATCTTCTCTACTTTGCTTTCCGTCTGGACGCCGCCGGTGGTCGTGACCTCGCTCTTGTTATGGCTCCACTGAACGCCCCTTACCACAGAACGGTTCCATGTCTCCTGCCCGGTATCAGGATCCCGGTGGTAGTTATAAACGGTCATCGTATCCGTGAACAGCACACTCATAGCGCACCCGCCAATCCGGTCCCGGAAAGCCCCTGCCGCGCGATTGACCGGAGCTGTGCTTCCTTCTCTGCCGCTGTCGTGATCTTATAAGATTCCGAATAACCGTCATTGCTTACAGAGGCGATACCGGTTCCCATGCCGGAAGTCTCCTGCACATACAGGGCGTTTATCAACTCGCAGACCGTATTCTGGATCTGGGTATGCACCAGCTTCTGAAAATCCGTTGCCGTCTCCGGATCAAATGCGACTTCGAAATTCCTCGCCCGCATATGGGTATACACGTCCAGTTTCGCCGAAGCCTTCGCACACAGCCCGTCAAAATCTTCCTCCTGTACTTCGGAGTAAAGAGAACTGTAATACTCCCAACTTATATATGCCATAACAGATTCCTTTCCGGCAGGCCTGTCTCCCGCCTTTACGCTGCTGTTGTCGGCGCGATCTTGATATCTTTCAAGATTCCCGACATCTTTGTGTTCTTCAATACGACGCCAGCCACCATCTCGGCTTCTCCTGTCTTCACCGCTCCCGGTGCGTTAAGATCAGGAAGATACGACTTGATGAAAGCCTTTGTATCCACCGGACAGATGCCGTGAAATGCCTCCAGACCGATTTTCAGACCGATCATGGAACCGAGGCCTGTACCGGAATCTGTCTCAACACATTCCTGTTCTGCAGTCCCGTCATAATAGCGGCCTGCATCCACCATGGCAATGCCGCGGTAAGAAACTACCTCATGACCGAAATCGTTCTTCTCCCGGGAAAAATACCCCATCTTCTGACCGATATACTGCATTACGGCAAGCATATCACCGTTCATGAGCAGCATGTCCGGACGCTCTGCCATCGTCTGCAGCCACTTGTTGATCTTCAATGCGAAAGAATACATGTACTTGTCGATATTCTCAGCCGTGGTCAGGTCGATTGCCTCCGCAGACTTCTCCGTGGAGGTTCCGGACAGCAGCTTGCGGATCCCGTCAAACTTGCACTGTACGAACCCTTTCCCACCATTAGTCGATCCGTTCACAACGAGGTAGTGGAACAGGTTGGATGCCGCCTTGATCTTCTGCTTCATCTGGAAGTCGATCTCGTTGACCGCGCCGGAAGTGGACTGGATCACGCGGTCAACCTTGAAGGATCCGCCGAAGATGTCCAGGTCTGCCGTTTTCTTCTCTCTTTTTGCCTCGTTGTTGGTATACTCTGTGTTGATGTCACGCCTTGCTGCTGTTGAAGGCGTCTTTAACTGCATGTACCCGTAGGTCATCGTGCTCCCGCCGGTTCCCGGAGACACAGCGTCATCGAATACCAGCCTGTCAAGCAGGAATGAATCCCTGCGAAATTCGTCAACGACCATCTGGTCTACTTTGTCAGCCATGCCGACTTTTGCTTCTGCTAATGTGATAGCCATCTTGCTTCTCCTTTACTGTCTGTTGTAGTGCCTGCTCCTTCTTTACTGCCTGTTGTAGTGCTCTGCGATCGCATCCCGCAGGGTATCGCCCTGCGGCGTGTTGTCTTTCCTGACTTCCCCGATGAACCTGCCAGCCCCAACCGGTTTCGGGTCCGCTTCCCCGAACAGCATCTTACTGTCCTCCGCTTCCGTCAGTGCTTTCAGCGCCGCGGCAATGTCCTCTTTCTGGTTCTTGGATGCTTTGAGCGTCTCCACGTCCAGAAGAGCCGTGATCGCCCTGGCATTCCTGCCTTTGGATGCGGCGATGCCCTCTTTCAGGAGATCGTTAAAATCCCTGTCCGCGATCTCCTTCTGGTGCGCGGCATCTTTCGCCTGCATGTCAGTCTCAAGATCCTCGATCTTCTTTCTCATCCCGGCAACATCGGCATCCTTAAACTCGTCCAGGTCTTCTTTCAGGCTCTTGATCGTGTCCGCCTGCGTAGATATCTTTCCCTTTTCATTCTCCAGATCTTTCTGCGCTGCCTCCAGATCCCTTTTAACCGGATCATACTCCTCATGGTACTTATCCAAAACCTCGTCAATCTGCTCTTTGGTCAGTCCCATTGCTTCTAACTCTTCTCTCTTCATACCTGTCTCCTTTAACGATGATTTCTTTAACGTGGGGGAATCACCCACAGATGAATTAAAAAAAAAAGAGCCGTCACAGTTAATCCACTCTGGAATAACTGCTTCGGCTCTTGGGCTCTATTGTTATCACTGATTCAGTTTTACACCACTTGCAATACGCCGGGAAATTGATGATCCGCGTGTCCGGGCGGATCTTGATGAAATGCGCGTTTCCACAGCGCGGGCATCTGCACCACCTGAAAGTCATGTTATCACTCCTTTTACAGATTATAA